TCCCCTTTGTCATTGCGTTCGACGACACGGATAATGTCGTCGTTGCGATCGTAGAATGCGTCAACGTAACTCAAATTTTTCTCCTATGCAATTTATGGCTTGCAAATACCTAACGTGCGGCTTATGGCCTCGCCTACCATCTAATTTAAATTTATTTATAACATACGGATTAGGCCGATAGTATCTATGGTCGTTAATAGCAGGTAGTTAGCCAGCATGCCAAACGATTTCCTAGTATAAGCAGCCCAACCATACATAGCGCAACCAGTAATCCAGATAGGATATAAGATAAGTAGGGGAGGAGTGGGGACCGTGAGAGCCATAGTAATGCTACATCCAATCGAGATAGCCCAAGCCACGACTTCGACCACGAAACGAAACGGGTGAGATCTCCAATCATCTTTAATCCATTCTATAGTGCCGGCGAACACATTTGCTAAAAAAATCATTCGGGTAATCTCTTGGTAACACCTAAGATCATTTCAATTTCATCCCACTCTTCTTCGTGTGACTTCCAATTATCTTTGTGTGCGATTTTAATTGCTTTATTGATGATGCTAGGCTTTACTTGCAGTTCTTCTGCAACAGCTTTGACAGTTTCTTTAAGACCTTCTTGCAGATCTTCTATTTCACGAAGGACATTACCACCTTCGTTGATTAATCTCTCTAGTTTTGCTTTTTCTTCCGGACCATACATCTTTGCCATATAATTCTCCTTATAGGACTATTATATAGTCAATAAAAAAGCCAGTCAACTAAGGACTGGCTTTTGTTTACCAAAATGTTAATTATTTCTGATCTTCGGATAGAACATCATACATTTCGAATACACCACCGTTACGCTCGTAGATTAAACCAGCATAAAGATCTGCCTTCATGCCTTCACCTAGCTTGCTGGTAGCAACTCGAGTGGCCCAATTGAACAATGCTTTATCGATAGGATCGATTTGTTGTTGACCGCCACTTTCTTGAACTAGCTTAACCATATCTTTGAAAGATAATTTTTGTTCTACGCTTTCAGCAACAACTTTCTTTAGTTGAACTTTTGATTCGTTCTTCTTACCGAAATATTTTTCTTGCTTGGCAGACATACCTTTCTTGCCTTCTTTCTTGTCGCCGCCTTTTTCAGCAGCGGCTTTCTTCATTGGCTCTTTCTTGTCGCCGTCTTTGTCTACGTCTAAAAAGTCTGGCTTAGCACCTTCTTCCATCTTCTTAGCTTTTTTGTCTTTCTTTTCTTCTTTGTCGGCCTTCTTAGCTTCGACCATCTTAGAAAACTTAGACTTGAACTGTTCAGGATCTATAGACTCTTTTTTAGCTTTTTTCTTGGACTTTGGAGCATCATCATCTGCATCTGGATCAGTATCTTTATCATCGGATCCGCCGTAGTTGCCTGGTCCTGCTTTATGAACGATACCTGTCTTAGTCTTAGTAACAGTTCCGCCTTTGGCAGTCTTTTTGCTGTCACCGACTTTCATTTCTTCTTTAACATCGTCTTCGGCTTTTTTCTTAGCTTCTGCGATATAAGAAGAAGTTCCTGCTAAAACACGAAGTTGTGCATCTTCATTGAGCTGCACAGCTTTTGGTAATTCTGGAGCAGCGATGGTTTCGATCTTGTCATCCATCGAGCTGATTTTTGTAATTAATGATTTAAAGTCCATAGTCCTAATCCTAAAGGTGTATAATGTATTTATCTTTTGATTGCCGGTCCGCCAAAAAGGCTAACATTCTTAGTATCTAGGGCATTTGCACTAACTACTTTGGCTTTCTTTTTGCTGACTTTTTTAGTGAAATCAGGGTTAACAACAGTGGCAATATTACCTGCACTAGTAGCGCCTGCTGTAGCTGTTTCGAAGATTTCTCTGATTTTCATGATATAATATTTATTTCTTCTTGCCGCTCTTCATGTTAGCGCACCAGTGATACATCTTAGCCTTTTCACCGCTGGCATTTTTAGCACGTTTGCGCAGGTCTGTTACACTGCCATTACAGCTAGCACCTGAGCGTTTTACACGCCCTGGGCGACTTTTGCCTTTGCGTTTTCCGTCTGCAAAGTTCTCGTTTATAATGTCAGAAATTCTCATTTCATAGCTACCATGAATGCTTGATGTTTTTCTTTTCTTTGATCTAGATGTTTCATGCCAGGGTTAATGGGCTTTGTTACATCTTTGGTATTTTTGAAATTGTCAACTTTATCACGAACTCTTTCTTTCCAATACCACACTGCTACTTTGGCGGCTATCTCTGGTTTTTCTAAAAGTTCGGGTTTGTTAACTAGATCAATCCCTAGAGCATCGCTGGCTTTTTTATAGTTGTATTTTCCTGTGAGCTGTATATAACCACGACCTTTATATTTGGCACCATCGCCGGGCTTGGTGTTTCCTAACGCTTTTGCTTTCTTGGGAGCGAATTTTATATCATATTTTTTAAAATCTAACACGCCACCTATTTCTTTCATATGTTTAAAATCCATAGTTTCGTGAGCGCATTGTGCTAGGAATGCAGCAAGTTCGTTTCCCTTGATACCAGCTTTTTCAGCAGCTTTTTTAAGATATACTTCGTGCGGGTTTCCAGTAACGGATTTTGAAATTTCTTTTTTACTTACTTGAGATATAGGATCTTTTGCTTTAGGTTTAGCAGCTTCAGCATCACCGGGACTACCAAATGCTAATGCAGTGCCTAGTGCTCCAGCAGCGGCCCAATCTTTCCAACCTTCTTGTTCAATGCTTTCACCGGCTCCGCCGCCATCACCACCTGCGCCGCCCCCGTCTCCGCTGTAGCCAGTAGCATAACCGTAACCACCGTAAGGTCCTGGACCGTAAGCAGCCCAGCGAGGCTTTTTACGCTTACGCTTTTTTTCAGTTACAAACTCATGTGCTCTCATACAGGACTGTAAGGATTTAAGGGACGATCTTCTTCGCCCTGTTGTTCTGGATATACTGGGTATTCATTCATACTGGTTTCTCTCCAGTTAGATAAGGTTTACTAAACCATAACTTAAACCATTCTGGGGTTCCGGGTCTGATGTCGTGTTTCTTCATCAGCTCTCCTTTTTCGTTACCAGTAACACTGATATTACTTCCATCTAGAGGATCAACGGGATTATATTTTACATAACCCTTAAATTCGTTGATACCGGCAAGACGTTTTAATTCTTCGAGTTCCATTATGCTGTAGGTGCTTCGCCGGTGATATGCACAGTCCACTTCTTACCAGTGGCGTCGGATTTCTTCTGCGCCCAATCTTGTAATTGACGATAATGTTGTTTTTCTTTAAAGTCATCGGCATAGGTTCCACGACCTTGGAATACTTTCCATTTCTTACCGTTGATGTAGATAGCAAAGTTGTTTGGCGGTTCTGTGTTACCCTCGTCCCAATCGTCGGCTCTGTTTCTACGGCCAGACCAACCGGGGCTAAAACTTGTGCCGCCTCCGAAGTATCCTGCTTCGTCCATATTTGTTCCTTCACTAGTATCCATCCGATCCCAAGCACGGTTAGCTGTTTGTTGATTCTTTTTAGCAGCCTTAGCATCGCGTTTGTCGTCTGCTTTGATCATACGATCCACAGCACGTTTCTGCACCTTGGTCAACATCTTTTGACCTTTAGCAGTATCACCGTATTCCTCTACTTTGCCTTTGTGCTTTTCGTATCCTTGTTTCTGTTCTTTCTTCTTATCTCGATGTGCGCCAGCACCTGATGTCTGTTGTTGACGAACTACAGGATTGCGAGGCTTACTTGCGGGTATAAATTCTTTTGCTTTCATGATGATCTCTTTTGTTTAGGACCTTTACGAGTCTTCCATTTCTTATCTGTCGAACACCAGTAGCGACCATATCCTTCGTTGATATCATCTAACATAGGATCTATGCCACGACTGCGAATGCCACCTTTTTTACGCACCTTAGACAATTCTTCAAGAGCATGACGTATTTGTTCTACGTTCATTTTTAATTCGTCAAACTGTTTTGCGATAGTCTGCCATTCCCCAGGACTGGCTTTGTCAACACGAGCAGCTATATCTTTAAATTGATTTGCTGCTCTTAGCATTCTATATTTTAATTTCGCAGGGTTACCTCCTGCACCGTAGATCATTGGATCCATGGGATCTGCAGGATCCATCTCGATAGGAGCCTCTGAAATACTTTCCGAGATCTTCATACCTTTACGAACAGCAGAAAATAATGGTTTGGCTAGCTCGCCTGCACCGGTAGCCTCTTTGAAAGCTTCAAAGTCGTTGTTAGCTGCGGCAGCACGAGCACCACTAGCGGAAACACCTGCTACACCTTCGGCACCATCTTCTCTCTCACCACTGGATACAAAATCTAAAACTTCAAATTTATAATAACCGTGACTCTTACCTTCAACTCCATTATAGGCTTCTAAAAGTTTTTTCATATCTTCTAAACGATCACTACCTGCTACAAAGGTAGCAGCAGTATATCCTTGATCATGAAGATAGGAAGCAACTTTTACTATAGTGTTCAATCCAGCGTCATCGACAACGTTATTAGCATACTCGGGAAACATTTCCTTGATGAACTTAATTTTTGTTCCATAGTCTAAAGGATTCTTTTTAGGATCTTGACTTTGGCTGACAAAAATCTTCATGTCGCCGCCTTGACTTTTCATAGTGTCTAACACTTGTTTGTGACCAATAGTAGGAGGGTTCATCCTGCCAAAGCAGAACGTTACATGTTTTGTGTCAGCTTCAAATAACTCGTTGAGTAACATTACTTGTAATCGCCCTTCTCGATATGTTTTTCTTGTTCTTCCGCAAATCGTTTTGCTAAATCGATTAATTTTTCTTTAGGAAATTTTTCGTCTCTATCTTGGATATCGAACATTTTGCAATAGTGATTTAAACAATTTTCTATTGGTCTAATATAGACTTTGAAAACATGAGGATTTCCTTTGTGTTCTTTATGCCTATCGACCGCAGGAAAGAAATAACGATTTAACATGTCGTTATCGTTGTCTATAAAAAATTTTAAATCATCTAACCAATCGATTTCTTCATCATCTTGTTTAGGTGCGCCTATGGGCGAAAACATTTCTTTTAAAAGCATTACCAGCTCCTGCATGACCAGTAACGTGCTTTCCAACGCGGTCCTGGATTTTTGCAATTATGTCTTGCACGGAAAGATTTTCTGCGCTTAGGATTTGATTTCTTAATGCGCATCTTTTTGTCGCCGAAGTTTACTTTGACGATATTTCCATTTGGTTTACGAACATAGACTTTAGATTTCTTTACATCGCCTGGTAGTTTTTTACCTAGAGGAACTTCTTTTCCACGATATTTGGCTTCGTCTATGTCGTGTTCAATACTTTCACCGCTGCCTACTAGGTCTCCTACCTTGGCAGGTTTATCTTTTTTAGGACCTTTGTTGCGCCACTGACCTTCTGGACCTTCTTTGTGTCCTACAGCAGCACCAGCAAATGGAATTTTACTCTCTTCGGCATATTTGTTAGCCTTCATGTAATCTCTAGCAGTGTCGATATAGTCCATGGCCTTAACAATCTTAGCCTGGACCCACTCTGGAAGATTCTCGTCTGCTTGTATGATGCTGTAAAGTTCTTTAGCAGCATCGTTGATTGTGCGTAGATCGTCTTTGGCCATGTCGCCTTCACGATCGTATTCGCCTTGATTGTATTCTGCGTTGGGATCTTCTGGACCGTGATCTTCCATCTTCACGCAGTTATCTACACGCTTGCCACCTTTCATTTTAGTGCCCATGCGCTTATAACCTTTCCAGCAGGCTTTGCCGTCTAGGCCTTTTTGTTTTTCTTCACGGATAACTTCGCCTTCTAGGAATATCAGTCCTTCCTTGGCCAGCATGTCTAATGCTGTGTCATCAAGATCAATAACGATTCCATCTTCTAAGATATCTGTAATTTCTGTAGCAATTTCAAAATCTTCAGAAAAACTGATTCCGAAATCGTCTCCTATTTCGAAATCTTCAGAAAAGCCCTTAGCTTTGGCTTCTCGTTCAAGATCTGATCTACGTTGATCGATCGCTGCTGAAATCTCTGGATCTTTTGATGCTACAGGGTCGGCTTCTAGATCGTCAAGGGCTTTGCGCTTGGCATCTAGGTCTGCAGGGTCTTTAAGGGCTGTTTCGCTGACAATAGCGTCTAATTTACTTAAAAGGTCTCTCATAGTATTCCTCGTGAGGCAATACTATATTTATCGAACTCTACGGGTTAGTAATTATAACGGACTTTGACGATTGTGCCTTGATCTAATCGATAAGCGGCGCGGATCCATAGGAATCTGCCGGTAAAATTAACAGATTCGTTGGCTATAAGTGGTGTGCTGTCCTCAACAGTTACGGTAGTTCCGTAAACATCTACCCAGTCTGATTCTCCTGGCTCTAATTCTAGCGTTCCTTGGATCTTAACAACCCCTACAAAGGCATCGAATTCATAAACAACAGTATGTAACCCGTCGTTGAATTTATTGTAACCGGCTGCTTTATTTTTAGAACCGTAGGAAAAACCCGAAGTTATTTCGGAAATATCGGATAGTAATTCTTTGTTTTCAGTGGACATCTCTTATTTATCGGAGATAACGTAATTGTATACGCGGCCTACCACTGATGAATTTCGCAATTTTAACATCAATAGAGTAGGCTCGTCTTCTACTAAGATATATCGACGATCCCAATTCCAGTCAGTGTGCATGAACCATTCGGTGACTGATTCTGTAAGTCGTATCCGCGGGACTTGATTTCTCATCCAGTTTATGAACTTCTCTTTTTCTTCTTTATCACCGTTCATTTTATGAGGAAGCAGATATACCCTAAAGTTATATTTGTTATGAGGTAATTTTTTACCTATAATGACTTGAGGATTGTTTAGTATATCTATATCTGTTCCTGGTTCAAATCTAAGATTAACAAAATCTTTAAATTTTTCAGAAACTGCTGTGTAAAAATCTTGATCGTTGGTATAGAAATCAATGTTAGAATTTTCTATCCTTTTAGCCCATATACTTTGATCATACCCTAAAAGGAAATTAGCTAACTCAGAAATTTGTTCTTTATTATGATATACTTTAGTTTCTAAAGAATGTCGATAGCTAGTTTGTTCGTTACACTTGAGACAATAGTTATCAATATCAGTCAAAGGAATATTCCGAAAGATACCGGCTCCTTTGATATCCAAGGAAACTTTATAAGACCATTTATTGTAAAATTTTCTGGTAGTTTGTTTAGCTTTGAATTGTTTCATCGGTTTGTTCTAGAGATTTTTTAGCTTTAATAGCTTTTCTTTCTTCTTTAGTCAACGGCTTTGGCATTTCCGAAACAGTAAACTGAAGATCATCCTTTTCCGCTGAAACTTTAACCATTCCACCGTTGACTAAATCTCCGAAAAGCACTCTTCGGCTCAGAGGAGTTTTCAATTTGTTATCGATTAAACGAGCCAACGGTCTAGCACCCATTTTCTTATCGTAACCTTTTTCTGCCAACCATTTTGCGGCAGAGGAATCTAAACTAATTTCGATGCCTTTATCTTTGAGCTGAGAATTGAGCTCACTGACAAATTTCTTAACAATCTGTTCAACAACACTGGAGTCTAGTTTATTGAATTTAATAACACCGTCGAGTCTATTACGGAATTCGGGAGCAAAGAATTTCTTGATAGCCTTGTCGTCTTCACCTTCACGTTCTAACTCTCCAAAGCCGATGGTGTTACGCTCGTTATCGGCTGCGCCTAAGTTTGAAGTCATAATAAGGATAGTGTTACGACCATCAGCGACTTTGCCGTTCGACCCAGTCACAAAGCCGTTATCCATGAATGCCAGCAAGATGTTGCTAACATCCGGATGTGCTTTTTCAATCTCGTCTAATAGTAGAATACTGTTAGGATGCTCTTGTAGTTTTGTGATCAACATACCGGCGTTATCTTCATAGCCGACGTATCCCGGAGGAGCTCCGATCAATCTTGCCACCGAGTGCTTCTCTTGGTATTCGCCCATATCAAAACGGATTAACTGCATACCCATCTTGTCTGCAAGTTGTTTAGCAGTTTCTGTTTTACCGCAGCCTGTGGGACCTAAGAACAAGAAGCTACCGATGGGCTTATTAGGACTTTTCATACCTGCTTGTGCTACAAAGATTTTATCTAGTAAGTTTTCAACAGCTTTATCTTGACCATAGACTACATTTTTCATATTGTTCTCTAAGGTTGAAAGATTTTTGCTTTCTTTTTGCGCCACTGTCTCTAATGGCATATTGATCATCTTACTAAGTTCGTAGGTTACCTGTTCTAAGTCAACGATTTGTTCTACACCTTCCATAGCTTCGTCGTCTTTGAGTTTATATCTTGCGCAGGCACAATCTAAGATATCGATAGCCTTATCTGGAAGTTTTTTATCACTCATGTATTTTACAGATAATTTAACTGCTTGATCGATAGCAGCATCTGTGATTCTTACATTGTGGTGTTTTTCATAATATTTCTTGACACCTTTAAGGATCTTAACAGTCATTTCTGAACTTGGTTCGTCGATAGTCACACGCTGGAATCGACGCATTAGGGCACGGTCTTTTTCGAAGTGCTTGCGATATTCTTCCCAAGTAGTCGATGCAATGAGCTTAATCACGCCTTTAGTAAGGATAGGCTTTAGCATATTGCTCATATCATTGCTTGACTGGTTAGCAGCACCGGCGCCTTGCATCATGTGTGCTTCGTCAATGAAAAGAATAATTTTACCTTTTCTTTCCAACGCTGTTAGCACAGCTTTGACTCGTTCTTCGAAGTCACCTCGATACTTACTACCGGCTAGTAATGCTGAGATATCTAGAGTATAGACCTGATGATCTTGAATGAACTTTGGAACTTTTTTCTCATGGATCTTACGAGCCAGTCCTTCTGCGATAGCAGTCTTACCGACACCCGGATCACCAACCATAAGCACGTTGGCTTTATTTCTACGAGCTAATACTAATTGTATTTCTTCGATTTCGTTATCTCGTCCGATGACAGGATCGATCAATCTTTGTTTTGCTTTTAGACTTAGATTGGTGCAGAATTGATTTAGAATCTTATCTAACTGAGATGTGTTAACTATACGATTCTGCGGTTCTTCGCTTTCTTCTTCCTCGATTACAATATTTTCTTGGAAGAATTTCACAAATTTTTCTTTGGTTACTCCGCCCTTGGTCAAGAAGTAATAACCGAAACTGTTCTTTTCTGAAAGGATGCTGATAATCACATCGGCGACTTCCATGCGTTGTCTTCCACCAAACAACACCTGGGTGAAACAACGATTTAATACACGCTCTACTGAGTTTGTTTTTCTAGGCTTAACTGCTCCTTGACCTGCACTAACGATATCATTTAGATTATTTTTTAAGAAATGTTCTAAGTTTGTTTTGATAAAATCAGCATCAGCACCAAAGGTTTTGATCATGTCAAATGATTCTTGCTCACATAAGATACCATAGACAATGTGTTCGATAGTGATGTATTCGTGTCTTAGTTTCTTTGCAGTTTCAACTGAAAATTCAAAGATCGCTTGTAGTTGAGAGCTGGGTTCAATCATTATTTGTTCTTCCTAAGTTTTTTCATAGCTAATTGTAACTTCATCTGACTAACTCTGTCAACAAAACAAACTCCGTTCAGATGATCTAATTCGTGTTGGAAACACTTGCTGATGTATCCATCTACTTTGATTTCGTGTGTGTTTCCTTTGCTGTCTTGGTATTCGGCTAAAACCCAAGCAGGTCGTTTAACTTTTAAATAAAGACCGGGATAACTTAAACAACCTTCCTCATCTAATACTAATTCCGAGCTGGCTTCTTTTATCACAGGATTAAACAATGCGAAAGGACTAGGAAAGCCTTCGATATTGTTACTGCCCATTACAAACACTCTTTTGGTTATTCCTATTTGATTAGCAGCTAATCCTATGCCTTTGCTTTCGATCATAAAATCGATCATCGACTTTTCTAATACCTCGGCATCCCCGTCGACTCCGAACTCCCACGGTGTGCTAACTTCAACTAGGCTGTTGTGAGGACCTAATTTAAATTCCATCTTTTATGTCCTTTATTTTTGATAGTGTCTCTGCTGATAAATTTCTAGGAACAGTTACTTTTAATCTTATTAAAAGATTTCCTCGATACTTAGATCTTATATGAGGAAGTCCGTAACCGTTACAGCTTAATACCGTTTCGGGTTGGGTGCCGGGGGGAACTGTTATATCTAGTTGTTTATTGTCTAAGGTAGTAATCGACAGAGTAGTTCCTAACATAGCATCCCAAACTGAAATATTCTGCTCTATAGTTAAGTCTGTGCCATTTCTTCTAAATCTAGTATGAGGGCGAACTACAATGTTGACTATTAAATCTCCAGGACGCAGATTTTTTATAGAATTGTCTCCCATGCCTTCATATCTAATATGTTGTCCGTGTTCAACTCCAGGAGGAACAGAAATGCTTATCATCTTTTTAGCACCCCCCGGCATGCCAATTTCGGCATCTATATTCTTTCCGTTTAATACATCTTCTAAGGTAATTTCAATGTTAACGTTTAACGTCTTGTTTCTTTGCATTGGTCTTTGACCGAACCCAAATCCAAAGTTTCCAAAGAGATCGTTTAGATTTTCTGTGCCAAAGTGGAATTCGAAAGGCCCTTGGTTAAAGTTTCCAGGACCTGGCTGTGCAAACGGATCTCCCCCCAAATCGATTATTCTTTTCTTTTCTGGATCGGAAAGAGCTTCATATGCCTGGCTTATTTCTTTAAATTTTTTCTCGTCACCGCCTCGGTCGGGGTGATGCTTCATAGCTAGGCTACGATACGCTTTTTTAATTTCGGCGTCGCTAGCACCTCGTTTTAATCCTAGTGTAGAGTAATAATCCATAGTATTATTGTATAATAAAAAAAGGACTGTGTCAAGCAGTCCTTTTATTTACTTTGTTATTCAGCTCAGTAAATTATTTTTTCTTTTCAGGCACTGCTGTTCCTTCGTGCTTTTTATGAACCTTTACTGTCTTACAGGTTTGTTTTGGTTTTTTAGTTTTAGGATCCATAACAGGTTTCCCATCTTTCATAACATCTACACAGACCTGTTTTGTCTTTGGAGCTTCATCTCCAGCCATTGCAGGCATGGCAAATGCTGCTGTTAAAATTAATGCTAATACTGTTGATTTCATAATCTTTCCTTTATAGTTCGGGTTGATCAGGTTGAACCGGCATTGGTTTACCTGTGCTGCTCATCATTGGTGCTGCTGGCGCAGGCTTAGGTGCGCTTCCAAAGCTGCTTCCGCCAAAGCTACTTGGGGTGCTTGGTGTTCCGAAACTCGGCGTAGCTGGTGCTCCGAAACTGCTCGGTGCTGCTGGAGCAGAGCCAAATGTTGCTGGGCTAGCTGCTGGTGTGGCTGTTTGTAATCCGCCATTGTTTGCCCCTCCTAGTTTTTCTTGTGTGCGACCAAATGCCGCAATACCTAATACCGCGCCCATCGCGATATGGAATAAACCAGCACCTTGCAGTGTTAAGGGATTCCATTGTGTAATAGGGCTATGGGTTAAAGTTTGTAATAGACTCCATAGAATTGGAAATATTACCATGTCCATAGTGCAGACTAGCATATACATCCAACCCATCATTGGACGCCATTTACTGTTCATCCAATCTTCTTTTTTCTTTTCTGCATCACTCATATCTTTATACTCGCTCATTATTCGCTCCTTTTAAATTTTAGAACCAGAGGAATAAACCATTAAGGCTTAAAACTAGTCCAATACCTGCCACGCCAAAACTCGCCCAGAACATTGCCATACTAACTGCAAGAATACTTGCTGATAATACAACAATGGCTAATTGGTAGGCAGTTGAGGCATATCCTATCCATGGACTAGATTTCTTTGCTAGTTCACGGTCAGCTTCCATCTTACGTGCATTGACAGCGATATCTTTTTTATCTGCTTCCATGCGCTCTGCTTCTGCTTTAAATTCTTTCTTTAAAGCAGGGTCGCTAGTAGTCTTACTAGCGATTTCATAACTTACTAAACGATTATTCTTTGCCTGGTATTGTGCCCAAGCATTATTAGCACCTAAGGTATTGTTTAATACTGTGCTAGATAGTTTGCCACTATACCATGAATTTACTGCTAGGAATAATGCAAATACAGAAATAACCATACCTGCTTTGTCTTTGATCTTCGCTTCACGTTCACTGCGAGATCCAGGTGCTGGTTTTACTGCATTTTCCTCTTTAGGTTCTTTATTGATCAACTTTAGAATTGAATCGTGTAATGACATCTGCGCTCCTTTCGAAAATTATTTCACGCTATCAAAGTTTTGTTTTTGGTCGTTATACCATTTAATCCACGCATCTACCTTAACACGACATTCATAGTAGGTGCCGTAATTTACTACAACCACATCAAGCAATTTGCTTAATTCTTGTGTTTCTTTCGATGCTTCTTTTAATTCAGGACAGGCCTGCATTATTTCCGGAATAGCTTCTGGAAAATTTCTCTTCACTGGTGCTGTAGTTAAACAACCAGTTAATAACATTGTCGGTATTAATAGGAGAATACGTTTCATTTAGTCTCTCCTGGTTTGCGATTCTTCGCAGCATCGTTGTGTATATCAACAGCTACTTCTGGAACCTTACATTCTTTGTCAATAATTTTTTCTACTTCTTTAATTTTTTCTTGTATCACAACCTGTGTATCTTTCACAGTTTTAATTTTGTCTACATAGACTTTTTGTATAACTGTGTTAACCTGTTTGCCTTTTTCTTCAGCAGCACGAACTTTTTCTTCAAGTTCTGCTACCTTTGTTCGCCATTCCATCTCAACTCCATAACCGCCTTTGAGATAGATACCTGCTATTAATAGAGCCGCGCTGATAACCTGTAAAATAAGATAATAGGGAGAAAGTGCTGGAAACCAGCGCAGTATTCTGTGTAATACAAAAAAGAATAAGAAAGAACCAACCGCACCAGCGATTAAAATAGCATTGATAACATAGATAAGAAAACTATCTGGTATGAATGCTAACATCCACATATTAGGCTACTCCGAAAATATGTAATGCGTGATTATAATGTTTGATACGATCTTCTAGACCAATAGTTCCACCATTGATACGCTTGGTTAGTGTAAGGATATCACCTTTGTCTGCCCATTGGTTGAGATTGTTTTGTTCCCAGAAGAAACAGGCTGATTGCACAGCACCTTCGAATGTTTCGAGATATTCAGAAGCCTCTTCTAATGGAATGTCTAATGAAGCAGCGAAGAATGTATAGTTATCTTTTCCAGTTAACTGGATCAGACCACGACCACAAAACTTCCACCCATCTCCACTTTCTTCAGGACCGTTGCCCATGCGGTTAGCATAGACTCTATTAGCGATCATCTGTGGTTTCTTTTCATAGGCTTGAGCTAAATCGTCTGTGGGAAAATATTTAGGAAATACCTTGCGTAGACTTGCTGCTTTATAATTTAGATTTTCTTTTAAGAAAACAAAGCCACCGCTTTCGTGGGCGCATTGTGCTAAGAAGGCTGCTACACGCTGTGGTGTATTGATTTCGTATTCTGGAAGTATTTCTGAAATAGCATGAAACCATTGATCCACATAAGGATTCTTTGGAATCATTTCTTTTAGTTGTTCTTTTCTGAAATCAAATGTAAAGCTCATTATTATATCCTTTGCAATAACATGGCACGTTCGCCATTGGTAAACAATAATTTGTCTCCAAACTTACTTATATCATAATCTCCTAAAACTTTTGTAAGCCAAAAGGTTTCAGCAGATGCAGCATCGTCTATGGTAGGCGCACCTTCAACGATCGCTTGAGGATCGTTTTCGTTGAGCCAGCGTAGTTGTATTTTTTTATCAAACGGCTTGTGGATAGTAATAACATCTCCGTCTATGGTAAGATCATCCATTAGGGTTTTATTAAAAAACTTTTTAACAGATTCGGTCCTAATCTTGTTCATCAATCCGTCATAATCACCGGGAGTCATTGGCACTACTTGCTTAATAATATCTTCTGAGAGATCGTGTTCGGAGTTTTCTTTGTGATACTTGAATTTAAAATCTTCGATGCCTGTTAATTTTTTTACACCGTATATTAGATCTTTTATCTGTTCTAATAGCTTAGGAGTTCTTGATAATTCAACGAACACAGCATATTCGCCGTTGGTGTTTTCTCCTGAACTAACATCTGCATCTAAAACAAATGGATATCCTTTCTCGATAAATTCCATTAGGTCTTTAGCTGGGCTGCGATCTTTGACTTGAAAACTTAAAACGCAGACATCGCGGTCCTCTCCCATCTTGGATCTAAATGTGTCGATCTCGATTTTCTTATGGACCAATTCAACGAGATCCATTGATCTCAGTCCTTCATTAAGCTGCTGGTTGTTCTGCATTTGCCATTTCCTGTGCTTGTTGATCAGCTGGTTCTATTTCAGCATTTACAGATCCGCTGACATTGATAATATCTTCAACTTTATTTTTGTCTAATTCTGTGTAGCCTCTATTAATATCTGTCATTAATTTTTTAGGCATAGCGATTTTAACCATCCAAACTGGAACTAGATCTATTTTTCCTTTTTTCGTTCCTGGACGGATATCTTCTGGAGATTTAATCTTTCTTACTTTAGATAATTTTGCTTCGGCGACCTGAACCTTACAACCGTAATCGATCAATCTAAGTCCGCCCTTAGGCTCAGGCATTTTGTCCTGAGGCCACATAAAAGTGCATTCTACAAAGTAGCGACTTTCTTTAGGGCCTTCAACTAGTTCACCGTCGATCCAGTTATCGAACACGTAAACATCTAGCTCGTCGATAACACGCTCGAAATCTTTAAGCAAGCTGAGGCTGTTGTTAGAACCATAGATCTGTTCTATATTTTGTATGATATCTTTAATGTCTGCCATAACTTCTCCCATTTGTATTTATCGCGATTTTTTAAACATAACATATATTATTTTGAATCTGATATTAAATACTTTTGTGTTCGGCCAGCGGACACTGCGGTTTTAGGGTCCGTGCCTAACACATTAGAAGGAGGGCTAACCTTATATGAAGCGTAAAAGAACGCAGCAAGCAGCAGTTTTACAACCCAATGTAATAAATATCCATCAGCGTCTGGAAGAAAAGCGCAAGCGAGTCCAGATATATCCTAAAAATCTTAGCCAAGAAAGCTACTTACTTAAACTAAACGATCCCAATAAAATGATAGTTTTTGCCATAGGTCCTGCGGGAACTGGTAAAACGATGTTGGCCGTGCAGTGGGCTATCGATCAGTTAAAGTATGGGGATATAGATAAGATCATTATTACAAGACCTGCTGTGAGCGTAGATGAACAGCACGGCTTTTTACCCGGGGACTTGAATCAAAAAATGGAACCTTGGACGAAGCCGATAATGGATGTGTTTTCAGAAAACTACAATGCTAGAGAAATTACAAACATGATAACAGAGGGGGTGATTGAAGTTAGCCCTCTAGCATATATGAGAGGCCGCACATTTAAGAATGCTGTAGTAATTGCAGATGAAATGCAAAATGCCACACCGTCACAGATGAAAATGTTACTAACACGTTTAGGACAGAAAAGCAAAATGGTAGTCACGGGGGACCTACAACAGGCCGATCGTCCTAGCAACAATGGTCTTTTAGAGTTCTTGCAACTTTTTAAAGACTTCAAGAATAATCGTTATGTAGATGTCTGCCACTTCACTGTAGGTGATGTAGAAAGACACGAAGCTGTAAAGGAGATATTAGCGATTTACAAAGACTCGTAAAAAAAGGGCTCCTCGGAGCCCTTTATATTTGTTCTACAGTTACTCCGGACTTTTCTAAGAATTTAATTCCGTCCTCACTGCGATAACTATTGCGGTAGAATACACTGTTGATACCAGACTGATAAATTAGTTTGGCACAGTCAAGACAAGGACTGTGAGTAATGAACATAGCAGCACCGTTACCTGATTCTGTGCTTTTCGCTAACTTGGATATAGCATTTGTTTCGGCATGTAATACTTCGGGTTTAGTTTTAAGACGGTAGCGATTATTACGACTGTGACAAGTTTCGTCGCTGTAGTATTGAACCATCTCTCCCTCGAACGGCCACAGTGATTCTATTTCTTCCGGACTTAACCAACCACCTGCATCTCCCATCCATTCTATATCTTCACAGTTGTTATCCCATCCTGCGGGCATACCATTGTAGCCAATACTGATGATCCTATCGTCTTTGACAACAATAGCACCGACATGCAATCTTTGAGCATGACTGAGTTCTGCGAATGTTTCCGCAGCCTTCATAAAGGCTAGTTTAAATTTTTCTTTCATACTAACTTTGAAAGCCTTACTAGTGTAGATGCAAGATTGATTTCTGGATCGATGATCAACGTGTGATCTACAAGACCTTGCTTGATAATCATGATAGCTTTTTCTTGATTATCGTCAGAGCCAAAAATTTCTAAGTTGTTGTATAACCAGCTGAAGACTTCTTCCATTTCTTCTGCACGTAATTTACCACAGAGCATTTTTCGAGCTTCTGTGATCTTACCAGCTTTGAACAGTTCGATCATGTCAAACTTCCAGTCAGCAGCCCCCGAATCTCCTTGATTAGGTGGATTAAGTTTACTATCTTGACTGTTTTGCTGAACGAGTTGTATACATTTACGAAGATCTGGATAAGCGACTTTCACATAGCTATCTAATGTATCGAGATCGAAGTCTATAGCTTCCTCGACCAGAACAGTAGCGACACGGGCAGTAAACTCAGTGATATCAGTCCGTTCAACATGAAATCCTTGACATCTAGAATGGATGGCAGGAATGATCCTGTTAGGATAATTGCAAGTAAGAATAAATCTAGCGGTTGCGTGATATTCTTCCATAACGCCACGTAGAGCGGCCTGTGCGTTGGGCGACAAATAATCTGCTTCATCTAGTAACACTACCTTAAAAGGTCCAAACGGAATCATTTGAACAAAGTTTGTGATCTTATCTCGAACATCGTCGACGGAGTTAGTTCTTGATGCGTTGATCTCTAAGACATCGTAGTCTTCTATACCCAGCTCACTGATTAAGATTTTTGCTAGGGTCGTCTTACCGATACCAGCACTTCCGCTGAGTAACAGATGTGGAATACTTCGATCTTTAATCCAAGTTTCTACTTGTTTCTTTTGATGTGCGTCCCTAAAAACATAACCGTCAATTGTTTTGGGACGGTATTTCTCTACCCATAATTCTTTCATTTTCTTCCTCTGTGTCGTTAGCCCATTCGCCTTCGATTATATAGCAAGGCTCTGGTGGCTCGTGATAATAATCATCATCCTGCATTTTTCAAACCTTTATTGATTTCAGCAGCTATTACACGTTGTCGTAATTCGCTGGTTGAAAAGTTATGTTCACGCTTATTAAAATAAAACTCAATGCCGCGATTCATACATTCGTATCTGCCTGTAAAATCTTCGTGTTCGTATTCCTGTCCTAGTATTCTAACATTAATAGGATAAGAAAGCAAGATGTTTACTAAATCTTCTTCAGTTTCATAAACTAAGATTTCGTCAACATACTTACAGGCTTTTAGTTGTTCGTAACGTTCAAATACACTTTGAACGGGTTTATTTTTAATTCCTGGACGGTCGATGGTTGGATCTGTTTGTAGACCTACGATCAAATGTTCGCACTGTGTCTTTGCTTCTTTGAGCATCATAATATGACCTGCGTGAAACAGATCAAAGGTTGAACAGGTAAATCCAATTTTCATTTTACAAATCCTGTTAGGTCTGGTGGGGTCCATCCTAGCGGCTTTAGGACTTTGCCATCTTCACGCTTACGAACTTTGCCGGTTTCTTTGTCGATCTTAGCAAAGTTAGTTCGCATAACTTCCTTCCATCCGCCTTCTCCGTCGAATCCAGCCGAATGAATAGCACCTGTAGTAACAACGATAAAGTCTAGTAGTGCGTCTAATTGTTCTACACGATCACCGCTGTCTAACGCTACTTGTAATTCTTTCCATTCCTCTTCCATAAGGTCAAGGTAAAGTTTGTATTGTGTTTCGTTGAGTTCGCCTACGGACTGATCGCAGGCTGTCATGAATTTCGCTTGATCGCGAAACGGGTTAGTCATTCGTATCTCCTTAAGACTTTAGAATCTTAATGATACGCTTTTGTTCTTGTTCTGTCAACCACTCCTGTTCCAATTCACCAAAGTCTGGAGCATTAGATAGAGCGTTGTCGACGATTAGTTTGAGTTGATATAGATCTTTTTTACACTCGAATGATGTGAAGCCATCGTTATACACTGAAGAACATTCGCGAGCCAGTGAGTGTATCTGACTCGCGATATCTGCTACGTCCCAGTTCTTTTTAAATCCCATTAGATGCTGTTTGGAATAAAATCATCTTCAAACGACGGTGCTTGATCGCTAACAGCCATGATGCAATTAACATCTACTTTTTGAATTACTTTTTCACCATCACCGTCATCGATCTTAACTCCCCTAGTCCAACGACCGTGTTCGACTAGGATCCATTGTCCGATCTTAACATCTGTCTGATCGGGTCCGATGGCATATACTTTACCCCAGCGAGGTCTAACACCATGTGATTTACCGTTGTCGCTTCTAAGGACGATACCGCTGGATGTTTTAATTTCATCGAAGTTCATCTCTGTGATGATTACATCGTCGTGTAGGGCACGTATTTTAATTTGATGTGGTAATAAATTCATATTACTTCTTTCTCGTTACGATTTCTTCTTGAATAGCCCTTGGATTATTTTTGTAATAATCTTGTAGGATCTGCTCTCTGGTTCTAACAATTTGTCCACCGGGACCTAATTCATCGCCTCTGGCATTTACTTTTAAATTTCCAACGGCTGGTAATGTTTCATTTTTAAGAGATAATTTTTCCATATCAATCTCTTTACCTCTAATACTAGTGTATACTTTACCCATTTTATATCTCCTTGAAGAATTCTTCTATTGGTAGTTTATATTTAACACTGTCGATCTTATGGACCCCTATTAAAAAGAGCGTATAACTAGCCACGCTAGATCCTCGACCAACTCCCCATATTACATTATTTTTTCTCAGTGTATCTACTATATATTTCATAGTTTTTAACACAGGAATCATTTGATTCTTACGATACAGTTCTAATTCTGTGACTAGCCTATCGTAGTTTTCTTTTGGACATATCTCAACTAAAAACCCTTCGATATCCATATTTTTATACTCGTCTGGTATGAACCAGTTAGTGGGATCGATTTGATTCTTAGGCTGTGGATAGTTTAATCTTTCTTGATTTAACCTATCTAGATACTTAGATATGTCGTCTCTGGTTTGACAATATGAAAGGATATCAGGGCCATGATTTATTATGCCCTGTATTAATTCTTCTTCGGTATTGTAGTTAGTCCACATTAATCAGTTGATCCAAATCGCCATCTAATTCTCCCTTCATTTTTGCCGCATGGCGCTTTTGAAGTTCGTCTTTGTATATTGTAACAAATGTAGCGAGTTGTGTCAACAGTTCTGGCTTGCCCAGACGGTATGCTTGAAAGTATTTTCTGTTCAATTCTAAAAGACGCTGTTCAACTTCGGCGTCTTTTAATCCTGATAAATCACCTTCGAATGGATGGAACATTAGCTGAATTGTCCTACGTATCTCATAAAAATTATCTCTTGACTGTGTCGCCACACTTCGATAATAACAGGATTTGTAGCTGATGTCAAGGTCAATACTGGCGTTCCGGACGCATATCCTGGAAAGCCCAGAGATTTAATAACGGTTCCGCCCGAAGTAGAAAAACTAGCGGTTCTTGAAGAACCATCGCTGTAAAGCTCTAAAGTTACCTTGCCCATTCCGATAGGAGTTGCTTCTGCTGTAAAAACAGGATCTCCTGGAAAATTTAAAAAATCAAATGTTACGTTTGCACCAACAGTATAAATTTGATAAGAACCTTGTTCGAAATCAATTGTTGTAGGTGACGCTGTTACCGAGCCGCCACTCCATTTTTGCTCTCTGTTATTTTGTAATAGAGCATTGCTGATTTTATTTAGGCCAAAATCATTGTCTAGATTTGTTTTGGCTGTGTTAGTTTGTAGATCTGTGATCTCATCTTTGGCATTTCTTAGACTGGTTTTGATCGTATCAAAATTGTCACGGAACACCTGTGTGTCGTTATCTTCGCCTGCTACAGGGAAGTTCTCGTTAATACTCAAATAATTAATGTTGCTGGTCACGGTAATTTTTCTCCACGTTGCGGAAATGCAAGATATTTATCCTCTATTTCTCCGTCTAAAATATCTATGATGTATCGATCTGCTTCGAAATCGATAGTTTTGAAATCGAATCCAGAAGCTTTAATTCTGGCTATGATAGCATCAGATCTTCCTGGTTTAGCATAACATAGTGTTAGTGCTTTGACAAATCCCTTTTCGGATGTAGCAGTATCTTGTATACTCCTCATCCAGAGAGGTAAAAATTCTCTATCTCTGTCCCCTACACCACGTATTCTTTTTCTCATGTTTTTGATGCTGTTAGGGAATATGCGTTGATGGTCTCGGTCACTGACTAAAGGTATGTCGCTGCTGACTTTTATGGCATCATAGCTGACTAATACCTTGCTGTTTATGCTGTTCGACAATTCAACAGTGTCTATGATGCTGACTCCGTTTTTTTCATAAGGATCTATGATTTCAACATATATCACTTCGTATATAGTTTCTTGTGTTGCTGGATCTTTAGCTTTGGCAGAAATGACATCTCCAAATAACAATCTTTTACGATAGTGATTCCTACTCATAGCCTGAACATATGTTACAGCTTCAGTGCTTTCGATGCCAGCGAACACCAGCATCCTTAGGTCGGTTTGTATTCCATAATTTCCGTCACCATAACGATAGATGTCATCTGGAGTAAAGATAGTCACGTCGGTGATAAAATTATACCACTCTAATCTTTTATTTTTATTTTGTAAAGATTTTACATATAGATTAGCATACGTTTTTGTGTTGTCGGCTATTACAGTGATTGTAAAAGTTTTTAATGATTCTGCGAAGTTAGCAGAGTCTCTGGCTTTTACAGTAAATGTATAAACTTTGTCAAAGGAAGTAGTAGCACCATCGAATGAAGTATTGAACGATCTAGATCCGGTTGAATCTATTAAACTCGAATCATGATCGAAGAATCTTGTTAGGCCTAAGCCTGAAGAATCTGCAAACTGTTTTACTTTACCTTCTATCAATCCCGTTGGCAATAATTCTAATCCCGGAGGTAATTTTCCAGACGCAAATTCGTAGACAACCTTTCCGCCATAGAGTAAACTTTCTGCTTCCACATATAGTGTGCTAGGCTGATTCGGTTTGATAGTTCCCCTGTCGCCAGGAGTTATCCAATTAATCGCGCTTTCGATCTCACCTATGATTTCTACTGTGAAAGTTTTAGCTGCGCTGGTAGTTCCTTTGGTCCAGTAATCCGGATTCTCATCCGGTATTTTATTTCGATTAGCTACTATACAGATATAGATTTCATTTAGATAGCTGATCGCATCGTTGACAAAAAAGTTAGAAGTAGAATCCCAACCGCTTCTCCAAACGTATTCAACGTTGGCTAGTTGTGCAGGGAAGTTTACTGCCAACATGGTAAACTTATAACTTTCTGAAATCCTTGCCTGATACGGAACTCTTCCCGCAATTTCACCAGTGACTGAATCTAGTTCGAGCCCCGGAGGAAACTCGCTGACGGTATTATCCGGATTTATTGGCAGTTTGATGTAGGTAATCGTTCCTGACAAGCTAGGTGGATCGTATACATCGAGATATATGGTTAGATAATTATTAGCTCTATACCTACCAAGGTCGCTTTCAGTGATCCATAGCGGGATCCTATTCGCTGAAGCATCTGCCTGGAACAAGTTTGTATCGACTTGTAATATACTGTTGTCAGCCTGTAGAAACTCTTCAGTGACCACATAGATTTTAAAAATCCTGTTTACAGTATTGATACCATCAGTAACTGACACCGCGAAAGTGTAGATCCTGCTTAATCGTCTTGGACCTCTACTGCCTTCTGAATAATCAAAGGTTTGTGTGTCATAGAAATAACTGTCAAAGCCGTTGGACCTAGCTTCCACAATATCTAGCGGTGCTATATCGAATGCTCCAGTATCGTAGGCTCCGTTATAGGTATTGCTATATTCAACAGCAAATATAGGATCAGTGTATCCAGAAATCACACCATCTTCGCTGATGCTAAGACCTGGAGGTAATTCTCCTCCTGTGGGAGTGAGATAAAATTTTAAAACTTCTCCAGCATTTAAATCTGGATCGTAAACGTCTAGCGCGAAGTTAACATAACTATTGTCTAAAACAAAATATGCATCTCCGAAACCAACATTTAAAAATCCTTCTCTAGTTATCCATTGAGGGATATCGGACCCGTCGACGGAGATACTGAATGTTCGATCTTCTATGTCTACTGAATCCGATGCACGGATAACGAATCTACTTTCGGTATATTTTCTAACTTCGACAGGAGAACCAACGATTTTATTTCCGCTGAGTCTCAAGCCTCTAGGCAAAGAACCAGATATCACTGAATAGGTAACAGGATTTGATGTGTTCGTTATTGCTGAGACCGTGATGTTTTGAATCACACGTTCAGTGATTGTTCCTAGGCTTCCTGCTGGTGTTAGCCAAGTAATAGCCATCTAGCCTGCTCCTTAAACGATACTACCGCAATCAAGATTGACTGTAGAAGGTGTAGTAACTGTTCCAAAATCAACGTTTGAAAAAGCCAGTGCTAGTTGAGATGAATTTGTAAATGCTCCTGTTATAGGACCGAAGTCATAGGTAGTTAAAATGCTGGTTACAGGAATAACATTGCTAACTGTGATCACAGATCCTAATGCTGTGACATCGATATCGTCGCCGCCTTGTATAGTGATCTGTTGGAACGTTCCTGCACTTACTGTTCCAGCGTTGGTATCAATCCTAGTAAATGCATCAGGTGCTGTGTTATTGATAATAACTGAATTTGGAGCATCGTCGATTAAGATCTTAGTTCCTGATACTAATTTCTTAAACTGTAGATCGGCACCCACTTTCTGCTTAAACAGCCCTGTGCCTGTGTCACCGATGTTAGAAGCAGTGGTAAACACATTAGATACTAACTCTGAGAAATTGGCATTAACTTTTTCAAATGCCGTGCGTAGGTCATCACCTAAACCATCGTTTACTTGATTACCTATGTTGATTGTCTGTATAGCCATAATTTACGCTCTCTTTAATATTTACCAGGTATCATCTGGCCAAGGAATACGCTTCCAAATAACTGTGCTGTCGTCATAATCTGCTACACAGATATACAAATAGTTGTAGTCTACAGCTACCATTCCTTTAACGTCACCTAATGCGCCTTGACTTGTCGAAGGAACTGGTCTTGCATATAGCTCTGTAAAATTAGCATTAACTTTGTTGAAAGCGGCTCTAAGGCTATCACCGGTCCTATCGTTTGCTGTTGCGCCTATGTTTATTGATTGTTTAGCCATCTATCCGCTCCAATTATAATGCCGCTATAGCTGTTTGGAAATCAGCATAGGTAGCAGCCGCTGCCACTAACGATTTCAATTCTGCAATACTGATCGCAGCGCCTGTTTGTTTGCTTGAATCCGGAAACGTTATGTCACCGCTAGAAATAATCAAACTGTCTTTAAATGTTGTATTTCCGTCAATGATAATAGAAGTTTGAAAATTAACCGGACTATCAAACTGCACAGCACTAGAATCGCTGGTTGAGATAGTGCTGCCTACGAATTCTAATACGTTACTTGAAAATAGTTCACTGGTGGTCGTGTCATACATCAGTGGTCGGCCGTTGCCGGATGAACGTATTGGATTAATATATAATCCAGCGGCTGCTGCTTCTAGTGCCGCGCCGCTGGCATTTAATACTATGGAACTTGAATTTTGATTTGTAAAACCTGCTCTATAACCAATGGCGATAGCATAGTCGCCTTGATTGGTTTGACCAGCACTCCAACCAATTGCTACACCTGCTTGACCTTGTGTAATTTGAGCTGCGGTATAACCTATGGCAACTGCCCCTGAATCTTGAGTGTCCTTGCCGGCATAATAACCAATCGCTATTCCGGAAGAACCTTGACTGGTTTCACCTGCGCTCTGACCAATAGCAACGGCAATGCTTCCTTGGCTAGTCTGTCCTGCCTGAGGTCCAAATGCTATTGAGCTTGTTCCCTGAGAGGTTTCTCCAGCCTGTTGCCCGATAGCTATTGCATAACCATTTTGGTTAGTTAAACCTGCTTGCCAACCAATGCCTACGCTATATCCAGTGCTGCTTGAAGCTCTAGCCCGATATCCAAGAGAGATGCTCGTTTCACTTGTCCTTAGCGTTGTTGCTGAAACATTACCATAGATATAATTGTTAACACCGTCTACTAATATCGATGAATCATCACCGAACACAGAACCATTAATATCTATTCTTTGGTTTAAGGAAATATTAATTGTGTCTGTGGCCACATCTTTAGTAGTGATCAGTCCGTAACCTGTGTTGATATACATGGTGTCTGATGTGCTGTCAGCTACGATCGGGTTTAGTGTATCTCCATTGATCACATAGTTTCTAAATGTAACCTGCGCCGGGGCAGAGTTTGAAATTGTTGCGATACCTGTAGCAAGATCTGTTGATACTGTGATACCGAAACCTTGTTGGACTTCTAACACACCTGTGTTGGTAATTAAAACTCCGCCAGTGGCAGCACTTACAGAAATTCCAGAACCGGCAGTTAGTCCACTGGGCAATGAAGTTGAATTTGTTAAGCTGGTAACAC